TATAGCAAATATACACACAAGCCAGATTGAAATTGATGTTCAGTTAGATGCAAGCACTCGCACCAGTGGCGCAGAAGACAGTGTTTATATCATAAAGGACGCTCCTGTTCCTGTAGGGTCTTCCTTAGTTGCGGTTGGTGGTGATCAAAAAATAGTTTTAGAACCCGGTGATACTATAAAAGTTACATCAAATACCGCCGCTTCGGCGGATGTTGCTTTGTCTTGCCTTGAGATTTCATAGGGGTTAACAATATGAGTTATTTAGGACCAAAAGCTCTCGGTGACTTTGCCGACAGTAGCATTGTCACCCTTACAGGCACACAGGCACTAACCAATAAAACCGTAAATGGTCGAGATCCAACAGCAGATGGTGCAAAGCTGGACGGCATAGAAGACAGTGCAGATGTAACTGATGCTACAAATGTAACTGCTGCGGGTGCTTTAATGGACAGTGAGGTTACTAACCTTGCACAAGTCAAAGCCTTTGATAGCTCTGATTACGCTACAGCCGCACAAGGTACAACCGCTGATGCAGCGTTGCCTAAAACTGGTGGCGCAATGACTGGCGATATAGATCTTGGGCAAAACAACAAGGCATTATTTGGTGGTACTGGTGGTGATTTAGAAATTTATCACAATGGCACTGACGCTTATATCGACAATAATGATGGGCATTTATTTATCCGCAACAATGTGGATGGCGATGATGGCAGCGATATTTACATTCAAGCCAAATCTGGTGAAAATAGCGTTGTTATTCAAGATGATGCTGGGATACTACTTTATTATGATGCTTCTCTAAAATTTACAACTCAATCTTATGGTGTCAATGTTTCTGGATATGCAACGGCTAGAGGTGTTCAAGAAACTGTATACAATTTCGGAACTACCAGTGGTACAATCGCACCTAATTTTGCTCTCGGTGCTATTCAAAAAATTACATTAAACGGTAACTTAACATTTAACGCATTTACCAGTCCTGCTGCTGGTCAATCAATCACTTTGATCATTGACACAAACGGAACTGGCAGGACGCTTACTTCAACTATGAAGTTTGCTGGCGGCAATAAAACTATGTCAACAACCGACACAATAGATGTAATGACTGTGTTATATGATGGTACAAATTATTTGGCTAATTACGTTACGGACTTCAGTTAGGGTACGTCTATGCCGTTTGGATTTACAAGATCTATGATAGGAGCATCTTCAGCAGCACCAGCACCTATTCCCCCCCTCATTGGGGAATTAAGCGGAGTTCTTGACACTCGCAGCGGTCAATATTCTACTTCTGCATATGAGCTAGTAAATTTAAGTACAGCCTTTGCGCCTTATGTTGGTGAACAAGGACGATTAGTTTTTCAATACACATCTGGTACAAGTTTTACTGGTGATATACAAATAGATGATGTCAATATAGGATCTTCTAGCAACTACTCTTTTGAGGCAGACGGCCAAGATTGGGAAACCACTAATGACAACACCACTACGTCTACATATACTGATGCGTATTATCAAGGCTTAACATGGCTTCCGGTGACTACGGGAACACTTGCCAATAAGTGGAATAGACATAGTGGTGGTACTGGTTCCCTTAACACTGGGTTACCTTTTGCTTATGACGGAAGTTACTATCTTTATGTCGAAACAAGCACCCCCGGGTACTCGAACAAAGTAACATGGCTTCGCAGCCCGCCTGTAACACTAGATACAGCGACACTAAACTATGCTCTAGGCAGGTATGGTGCTACAATTGGTACAATAAGAGTATTTTGGGAAACACTCCCACTGTATGTGTTTACCTCACACATATTTACTACTGCTGGCGTAACCGGTAGGGATGGGCCAACATTAGCCCAATGTACATCAGCATATTCATCGGCATATTGGACTTCCAATACTGCATACTTTAATGTATCAACACAAGGCGTACAAGAATGGACTGTTCCAGAAGATGGCACTTATCGAATTAAGGCTGAAGGTGCGTCAGGTTGGGGAAGTAGTTCAGTAAAACCAACCGGAGCATTGATTCAAGGTGATTTTACTTTAACAGAAGGTGAAATAATAAAAATTGTAGTAGGCCAGAGAGGTGTTGATGATAACGTTTACGATGCCTCTGGAGGCGGTGGCACTTACGTTATAAAGACTCCATATAACAACACAGCAAGTATATTAGTTATTGCAGGCGGGGGAGGAGGAAGAAACATTTCCACCAGTTCTTCGTACCCCTATAACTTGGCACAGGCACAGGGGCAATCAGGGACGGCTGGGGGAACTGCTAATAAAGGCGCTCCGGGTAGTTTGGGGTATGGTGGAACAAATGAAAACCAAACAACAATGGGCGGTGCTGGCTTTTTTGGGGATGCTGTAGACGGTGCTAGCGGATCAAATAAAATTATGGCGAAATCATTTATTAATGGTAGTGTTGGTGGTCAAGCAAACTTTACTTCAGCAATTGGTCGCGGTGGTTTTGGTGGAGGCGGTGCTTCTGGTCGTGGTGCGAACTATGGTCCTGCTGGTGGTGGAGGTGGATACACTGGTGGAGCGGCAGGATACAACTCAAAGAATGGTGGTGGAGGCGGTTCTTACAACAGTGGCGCTAACCAAACAAATACTCAGGGTGGCTCTGGTGGAAACAGTTACACCCCAATGGGATCAGGTCAAGTCACTATAACAAAACTGTAGTTGGATGATGTATAATGTCATATTTAGGTAAAACACCCTCTCAGGGGACAAGGAATAGATTCTACTTCACTGCTTCTGGTGGGGAAACATCTTTAAGCGGTGCGGATGACAACGGCAATACTTTAACATTTGCTGATGGAGCATTTGTAGATGTTAGTATAAATGGAATTACACTTGTAGCGGGTACTGACTACAACACAACTACCGCGAACACTATCGGCGGTTTAACAGCGCTAGTAGCAAGCGATGTAGTGGAGATTGTCGCTTATGATGTGTTTAATATATTTAGCGGAAGTGTAAAAGGACCTCTAAATGTCAGCGAGACTGTCACCGCATCAGCCTTTAGTGGCGATGGCTCTGCTCTGACTAGTATCCCAATCCCAACTCTTACTAGCTTGGGTATTGCTAACCACGACCAAGTTACAGTTACAGCCGGTGGCGCAGTTACTGCGACTAGTTTCTCAGGCGATGGCTCTGCTCTGACTGGTATCCCAAGCCCGACCTTGAGCAGTCTGGGTATCGCTAATCATAACCTTCTTACTGTTAATACTGATGGTGATCTGACGTTAGGATCAGGAGATGCTTTAAGTTATGGTGACGGACACGAAAGAATTGAAGGAAATAATACAGGTCTAGATAGTGCAGGTGTAATAGATTATTATTTAGACGATGCAAGAAAATATTATATGAACTCTAGTCGTTTTGCAGCGGGTACTGTAGCAACAAATCATGCAACCGGCAGTGATATGATAGGCGCACCATCAGGAGACACTGCTGATTTAGGTATTGTTTTAAATACAACATCTAATGTTATTGAAATGGGTATTAATGGTACTAGAGCAATACGAATAAATACTGTAAGCTCTAATACTGATACCGTAATGTTTGAAATGCGTAGGAATGGAACTGCTGTCGGTAGTATGGGTGTTACCAATAGCGGTGATCCTTTCTTTGAAAAAGAAGGTAGTACTGGTGGTGGTCTTTCTTTAAGGGATAATCAAGTTTCTCCATCGCACCAAGACGGTAGTTCTAGAGATGACGGAACAGATTTGGGTACTTCAGGTGCTAGGTGGAAGGATATCTATGCTGGTAACGGAACTATTCAAACATCTGATGAAAATGAAAAACAACAAATTGCCAGTCTTACTACTGAAGAAATGACAGCAGCTAAAAATATTAGTGCTTTATTTAAAACATACAAATGGAACTCTTCTGTAACGGCAAAAGGAAGTAACGCTCGTATTCATGTTGGCGTGATTGCTCAAGATGTTCAAACTGCAATGTCTTCCGCAGGTTTAGATGCTGCTGACTATGGATTTTTTACAAGTAATACTTGGTGGGAAACAGCAATAAATGTTGCAGAATATACTGATCCAGATTCTGGGGATGTCAGAGCGGCTCATACATATGTAACTACATATGCTACAGAAGAAGAAGCAAATGCAGCACTTGCTGCCCTTGGTTTGGGCGTAGAAAATTTAACACAACGTACTAGATTAGGTGTTCGCTACCATGAGTTATTTGCTTTTGTTTCTGCATATCACGAACAGAAGTTAAATGATTTTGAAAAACGTATAGCTGCGCTGGAGTCTGCATAATGGATTTAGTACACATTATAGATAAACTTAGGAGAGCGGTGTGACTAGAGCAAGAGAAATGGCGGATTTGATAGGTGGCGGTGTAACCATTAATGGCCCAACAACCATCGATGGTGCAGTTACATCTACGAGTTTCGCTGGTGATGGTTCTAGCCTTACCGCACTCAATGCGTCCAATTTAGGAAGCGGTACTTTACCTGATGCTAGATTTCCTGCTACTCTACCTGCCGCTAATGGTTCTAGCCTTACCGCACTCAATGCGTCCAATTTAGGAAGCGGTACTTTACCTGACGCTAGGTTCCCTGCTACGCTCCCTGCCGTAAGTGGGGCAAACTTAACTAATTTGCCTTTGCCAGCAAGCGGTAATTTTAGTTTAATAACAAAAACAGCGCCAACCACATCTCCCGCAACTATAACTTTTTCGAGTCTTCCAACAGGGGTTGATACGTTTTTTGTTGCTTATAAAATAAGAATAGCGGCGACACTATCAGATACCATTGTATTTAACTTTTTAGATGCGTCTAATAGTGTAATAGCAAATCAGTGTTATAATAGTGTGCGTAATATTCAAAAATCTAGCGCAGTTACAACTATAACTGGCTCAGGAACAGGTGGGGGTACTGCTATTACCCTTACGCCTGACGCTGTTCATTTTGGTAATGATAGAGGTGGTGTAAAAGGGTATTTTTGGATTAATGGCATGAACTCTGATTTTGATGCGAGTACGTCTACTGTCTTTCCTTCTATTGTGGGGCAAAGTTATATGGATGCTAATATTCCGGGGTCTTCATCATCAGACCCTGCTTTTTCACATTATGGCGGGTCATTCAATGAGACGGTTGTTACCACTTTTAGCAGAACAGGACCATGTCGAGGATTCAGGCTTTTTTGCGGTAATGGATTTGGTACTGGTTCTGTAATATCTCTTTATAGCGTTACTGATACTTAGGAGAGCCATATGAATAAAATTGTTGTGGATTGTTCGCTTGGTACAGTGCAAAACTTAGACTTATCAAGTGATGAAGTGAATGAGCTTAATGCTGCGCTGGCGGCTCTTCCTAGTCAAGATGAAGCAAATATTGCAGCATTGAGAGAAGTTAGAAATCAAAAACTAACTGAAACAGATTGGTGGGCTTCTTCTGATCTTACAATGACCGCAGAGCAAATAGCATATAGACAAGCATTACGAGATATTACAAATTCTTCATCATCGCTTGGTGATGTAACTTGGCCTACAAAGCCTTAGAAAAAGATGGCCTATTACATATATGAAGTATAATAAGGAAAATCGTAGTGTTTGGTGAACTGGCCTTATCAGAGAAATCAATAACAGAGCAGGGTCTTGTTCTGTCGGATTCTGCTGCGCTTGATGCAAACTTTGTTCAGGCAACAGAGGCTAGTCTCAGGGCATTTGGTTCAGCAGAGCTTATAGGAACCCTAAGTAAAGAACATGTTGGTGTTGGCGTCCTTATTGGAGAGGCGGCGGTTGATGCGGAGTTTGCCCAGACTTCTGTTGGTAATTTTGTAAGGTCTGGAATATCAGACTTTGTAGCTTCCTTCTTGCAAACCACTGTTGGAACACAGATTGATCATGGAGAGGCATCAATCACCGCAGTTTTTGTACAAACTACTGTTGGAACACAGATTGATCATGGAGAGGCATCAATCAATGCTATATTTGTACAAACCACTGATGGTGACTTTTTGTGGACAGAAATGAATGCCGGTGCCACTCCTGAAGCTTGGGTTGAAATTGTCCCTACGGGCGGTACATGGACAGAAATAAACGCTGGTGTTATACTCAACACTTGGACAGAAAAGGTGGTTTAAATGGCTACAACATATACAGATAATACCGGTATAACAAAGCCCGGCTCTGGAGAACAGAGCGGCACTTGGGGTACAACCGTCAATACAAATTTTGATATTATTGATCGTGCCTTGAATGATGTTGGCGCAATAACACTTTTTGGTTCAACTTACACTCTCACAACTAATAACGGTTCACTTTCTGATGGACAGTACAGTGCTATTGTTTTTTCCGGCAGTTTATCTGGTGACTGCACTGTAACCATTGACCCTAGTGACGCTGCTAAAACGTATATCGTAAAGAATAGCACGACAGGCGGGTTTTCCGTAATACTTAGTCAGGGTAACGGTTCTGGTGGCACGTTGACCGTACCCGCCGATCAAGTTGCTATTGTGTATGCCGATGGTGCAGGGGTTGGCGCTAAAGTAGATGGAAAGGCACTCAGTAATGTAACAGACGCTTTGACATTTTCTGGAACAACAAAAGTTGAGGCCACAAATACCGGAGCAACAGTTACAGGAAACTTGATTAACGATGGAATAGAGGTTCTAACTGGCGGCTATCTAAAAGGTGCGTCCGGTTCCACTATGTCACTTGAAGGCGAGTTTCCCGAGGGAACTCGCAATATAGGCATAGGAGCCTCTGCCTTTGGTGGGGCAGATTCAAACAATGTTGACGCAACAGCACTTGACAATATAGCTATTGGCGCAACAAGTATGAGTTCATTAATTACAGGTGATCAAAATGTGGCTATAGGTTCAAATGCGCTTGAAGCTTTGACCACAGGATCTAACAACATTTCGGTAGGATATCAGGCTGGTCAAGACATACTAAGCGCAGACGGGAACGTATCTCTGGGGTACAGAGCAAACCATAACGTGCTTTCTGAACATAATATAGCTATAGGTTATAATGCCAACTCTAAGGATAACTTAAGTGCGGGGTCTAGAGGCTATAACATAGCTCTAGGTCACAACGCGGGGGGTGTGCTTGGAGGTGCGACAGCCGCCAACTTTTACAACAACATATGTATTGGACAAAGAGCAGGACAATACTTATCAGGTGGCGCTTTCTCAAACATACTTATAGGGTGGGAAGCTGGAAACGATTCTTCCGATCAAACAGGTAATGGCAATTTGGCTATAGGAGTAAGATCGCTTGGAGTTTTGACTACGGGAGACGACAATATAGCTCTAGGTACTAATGCTGGAAATCAGATAACTACTGGTGATCATATTATTTGCATCGGCCAAGGCGCTGGTGCTAGTGGTCCGCTTGGAGACGAACAAATACTTATAGGCCGCAGCACCCGTGGAAATGCTTATGGAGGTGAAAATAATATAGCTATAGGTAGCCGCGCTGGTCAGTCGGATTCTCCGTTCTACCTAGGTCAGATACCTACTACTTTATCTAATAGAATTATTCTGGGCAATAATAGCATAACAAACGCCTATATTAATGTAGCGTGGACCGTGACTTCTGATGTTCGTGATAAGACAGATATCGAACAGGTGCCACACGGCTTAGAGTTTTTATCTTCGTTTGCCCCGATTAAATTCCGATACACAAATGACCGAGAAGAAAACAATCCGCATGGACCTGTGCATTATGGTTACAGCGCTCAAGACGTTCTGGCGGCAGAGGGCGATGACCCAGTGGTTGTTGACACCGAACAAGCTGAAAAATTAAAAATGAAAGAAACACAATTAATTCCAATTTTACATAATGCGATTTTGGAACTAAAGGGGGAAAACGACGCCCTTCGCGCAAGACTTGATGCTGCTGGATTGTAGATAAATGCCGCTAACAAAGCTACAGTTTAAACCCGGAATTGTTAGGGATCTTACTTCTTACTCTAATGAGGGCGGATGGCGTGATGGTGACAAGGTGCGCTTTCGCCTTGGGTATCCTGAAAAAATAGGAGGGTGGGCAAAGTACGCTAGCTCAACTTTTCTAGGCACTTGTCGTGCGTTGCACAATTGGACTGCGCTGGACGGCTCTAACTTTATGGGTCTTGGCACAACTAATAAATACTATGCTGAACAAGGCGGAGTCTATAACGACATCACCCCTGTACGCGAAACAACCGCAGCAGGGGATGTTACTTTTGCCAGAACAGTCCCTAATAATCCTATAATTAAGGTTTTTGACAGCGCTCATGGAGCGGTGGCTGGTGATTTTGTAACTTTTTCTGACGCGGTTACTCTAGGCGGCGCTATAACAGCAGATGTTCTTAATCAAGAATATGAAATCGCTACCGTAGCAAACGACAACGAATACACCATAATAGCGAAAAATCCCACGACAGGCAGTATTGTGGCTGCTACCGCTTCCGATGTAGGAAATGGCGGAACTGTGACGGTGGGTGAGTACCAGATAAATTCTGGGCTAGATACGCAGGTTGGTGGCACCGGTTGGGGCGCAGGTTTTTATGGTGGCCCTTCTGGGCATACCCCAGTTACCAGATTCTTGTCAGGCCCTATAAGTCCAGCAAGTACGCTATTAAGTTTAACCGACACAACTTCAGGACTTCCAGATTCTGGGTATGTTGTTATCGAAGATGAAGTGATTGGCTATACAGAAAAGAACTCGAATCAATTAAGTGGATTGTCTAGGGGTGAGTTTGGAACAACTGCCGCCGCACATAGCGTTGGAGTTTCGGTAACAGAAGCCACCTACGGGTGGGGTATGCCGTCTGATCTCACGACAACGGGGCAAATCAGGCTGTGGTCACATGATAATTTTGGCGAAGACTTGCTTATCAACCCACGCGACTCTGGAATTTTTTATTGGGATAAAAGCGCTGGCACAAATGTAAGAGCGGTTCCCTTAAAAGATTTCGCGGCGGTAACGACAAGTGTTCCTACCATATGTAAACAGGTTTTGGTATCTGACCGCGATAGACACGTTATAGCATTTGGCTGTGATTCTATTGGCTCATCCCCAACTGACCCCGAGGGAGATGGCATTCAGGACAATTTATTGATTAGGTTTTCAAGTCAAGAAAACCCAGTTGATTGGTATCCTACAGCTACAAACACTGCGGGTGATTTACGGCTTGGGGCAGGCTCGACTTTTGTTACTGCTGTTGAAACAAAACGAGAGACATTAATATTAACTGACACATCTGTCACATCAATGCGGTTTATCGGCCCACCTTTTACCTTTGGTCTACAACAACTCGCATCAAATATTACTATAGCCGGCCCAAACGCGGCTATAGCTACAGAAGATTTTGTTTTTTGGATGGGGACAGACAATTTTTATGTGCATTCTGGGCAAACAGCGCAACTTCCATGCACTGTTAAGGATAAAGTTTTCACTGACTTTAATTTGTCTCAGGTGGACAAAATTTTTGCTGGAGTTAACTCCGAGTTTTCAGAGGTGACTTGGTTTTACCCTTCCGAGAACGCAGAGGAAAATGATAAATATGTTACCTACAACTACATGGAACAGGTTTGGTATTTTGGTAATTTAGCAAGAACAGCTTGGATTGATAGAGGTGTGAGAGATTTCCCATCCGCTACAAGTTCAAACTATTTGTACAGTCATGAGTTTGGCTACGATGACGACGGCTCGGCAATGAGCTCTTTTATAGAATCTTCTGTTATGGACATAGGTGACGGTGATCACTTTGCTTATATAAGGCGAGTTTTGCCAGACCTCACTTTTGTAGGGTCTACACAGTTATCCTCGCCACAAGCCACTTTTACGTTAAAGGCAAGAAACTTCCCCGGGGCTGACTTTGATAGCACACAATCAGGAGATGCTGTAAGAACCTCTGCTAGTCCAGTAGAAGAGTTTACCGGAAGTCTTGACTTAAGGGTTCGTGGCAGATCGTTTGCTTTACGGGTAGAGTCGGATGCCCTTGGCTCAAGATGGCGTCTTGGCAGTCCTCGGGTTGATTTGCGGCAGGATGGAAGACGGTAATGAGTCAAGTTCGCGGTACAGGTATTGCCCCGCCAAGACTGCCAGATGCTCCGGCGCAGTACACACAGGAGTATATGGCAGATTTAGTGCAATCATTAGAAGTGTTTATTCAACAGCAAGGAAATCCGGGGGATATTCGAGGGACAAGAATCACTTTGACAAACCTTCCCACAAGCGCCACTGGACTTGAGGCGGGGACGCTGTATAATGATGCAGGTACAGTAAAGGTAGCATAATGGCTTTATTTGGTGATTTAGGAAAAGCATTAGGATTAGGTAGCGGCGAGGATTTGCTGCCACTTATTGGTACGGCTGCTGGATTTTACTTTGCTCCGGCATTTGGTCTGTCTGGTGCTATGGGATCGGCCCTTGGCTCTGGACTCGGTAGTCTAGCTGGGGGAAGATCAGTTAATGATGCTCTTACTAACGCGGCGCTTTCGTATGGTGTAACTTCGTTTTTGTCGCCGTCTATGACAAAAAATTTACAGATGGCTGGCGGTCAAGGATCCCCAGCTAGTGCACTGCAACAGTCTTTGTATAGACCCGCTGCAACATCTATCGCATCGGTAGGAGGGGTTGCCCCCGCTGAGTTAGCGGACATTACAGGGGCACAAGTAGAGCCCAGTGGCGGTATCTTTGATTCAGCCTTAGACTTTATGGGGGACAACAAGTTTCTTACAGCGAGTGTTGCCAGTGGGCTTTTGGGAGGGCTGGGTTCTTTAGACGAGGAGGAAGACGACCCTAATACACTTGCACAGCGATCATATCCTGACGGCGAAGCACACAGTGTAATATACCAAGGTGTGGAGTACGACCTTAGATACCCTGACGATAAACAGGCATACAAAGAAGCTAAGGCCGAAACACAAAGACCCGGCTTTAGATACGATACAGATGAAGTATTCGTTAGAAGGGCCGCGCATGGCGGGGCTATTCAAGGACACCCTGAAGCACACGGGGCTATGTACCGACACGATAAAATGGGGTATGATGTACCAGTAAAAGGCGAAGTTGACGGGCCGGGGACAGGGACATCTGATTCTGTGCCTGCTCGTTTATCGGACGGCGAGTTCGTGCTAACAGCCAAAGCAGTCCGTGGTGCGGGAAGCGGAGATAGGGATGTTGGAGCCGCCCGTTTATATGAAATGATGGCGGAATTGGAGGCCACAGCGTAATGGCTACACAGACACAAGAACAGATTCAAAGGTTAGCACCGTTTCAGGAAGAATACCTTGCGGATATCTTTGCACAGGCAGAGGCTCTCAAGGGTACAGGCATGCCATATGCGCCGCAGCAGCTTTACGGAATGTCTAACGAGCAGCAGCAAGCCATGAACCTAGCCACCTCTGGCGTCGGTTCATATCAACCCTATCTACAGGCAGCGCAACAATATGCAGCGCCAAGTGGAGCTCAGGAATTCTTTAACCCGTTTGAGGATCAAGCTGTAAATCAGGCTATGCAAGACATTGCGCGCGCTGGTCAAATGCAACAGCAGCAGCTTGGCGCAAATGCTATTGGACAGGGAGCCTTTGGTGGTTCACGCTCAGCCGTAGCTGGTGCAGAACTTGGCCGTTCAACAATGGAGCAGCAAGGTCGCACCGCCTCGCAAATGCGTCAGGCCGGATACGCCCAAGCTCAGCAGGCGGCACAGAATGCTGCACAGCTACAAGCTGGACTAGGGGCACAGGCACAGCAAATGGGTGTGCAGGATATTAATACGCTTCTTGGTATTGGTGGTCTTACCCAGCAAATGGGACAACAAGGACTTGATGTAGCTCGTCAAAACTTACTGGCTCAACAGTCAATGCCTTATCAGGAAATTGGCTTCTTGTCTGATATTTTCCGTGGTGTCCCTGCAATGCAACAGACAACATCTTCCATCTACACTCCGCCACCAAGCACATCTTCTCAGCTTCTTGGTCTTGGTATCGCGGGCTTAGGCGCATACGGTCAGATGAATCAAGGTCTGGGCTTCCCGTGGTCTGGTCAATAAGGAAAACAAATAATGAGAAGAGTTCTTAACCGTTCTATGTTTCGTGTACCGGGGATGTCCCGTCAGCCTCAAGGTATTCTTGCGTCTGGTCCACAGATCATGGATGCTGCTATGCGGTCCACGGACCAAAGTCCAATTATGCAGGTATCTACTGATCCTGTTGTTCAAGTACCCCGCACAAGATCAAGAGAAACGGTGAAAGAAAACTTTAAAAACTTTACAGACATGCTTAGTCCTATTGGGGAAGCATTAGCCGCAGGCTCTGGGGTAGGTAGGGATATAGTAGAAAGAAGACGAATGGAAAGAGCCCAGCTTGCGGCTGATGAAATGGTGCAAAAAACTCTTGCGATGCAGGACGCAGACCCGACTGACCCGGATGAAAGCATGTATGGTTCCGACTATGAGTACGATGCTAAAGTGTATGGCCCTGCTCGTTATGATGGCATGAACCCGGATGAAAGCATGTACTCTAGTGGTGATGCCGGAGCGCCTTTTGATCTAGGAGCCGCAATTAACGAAACCAATAAAAAGGTTATAGATAAAAACCCTACAGATAATAAATCAAAAGTAGATGACATGATGTCTATGCAGGTAGACGCTGCGGCCAAACTTCGAAGTAACCTAGAAAATATTTACAAGGGTGTAGATTTTGATAAAAACGTGACAGAAGCGTCACAAAATCTTACAACACGGATTTCTGATCTTCAGGAAACGATGAACAAAGAGAACGAGGAACTTACCCTTGCCGACATTGATGCAGATTTTGAAAATCTTATGGGCTATAAACCCGGTGACATTAAGACCGAAGCAGAGCAAGAGCGTAAAACTTCTTTCTGGCTTGGCTTGATGAAAGCGGGCTTGGCTATTGCTGCGGGTGAAAGTTCAAACGCTCTTACTAATATTGCAAAAGGCTTGTCTTTTGGTCTTGATCAGTATGGTAAAGACATGCAGCGCATTTCAAGCCAAGAGCGGCAAGATCTAAAAGAGCAGGCGTCCTTAAGATACAGTCTTCTTAAAGACAAAAAATCTGAGCAAATTGCTCAACGCGCATTGGATGTGCAGTATAAGTCTGCGCTTTATTCAATAGCTCAAGAACAAGACAAGAGAGCAAGGGAAGACAAAAAACAATTTGTAGACACACAATTTGCTTTAGGTAAGTTAGACATTGCACTTTATCAAACAGCTAACGAATTGGGCATAAAACTTGGTGATCAAAAAATCTCTCAAGAGAAACTAGATCTAATGTCTTCCGAGCTAGAGTTAAAATATACTTTAGATCCAAAACTGGCTGCCTCAGCATACGCGGCAGGCGGCTTGATTCCTCGTGTAGAAGGTCAGGAAATTGTTATCACTGATCCAACAACTTGGCAGCTAAACCCAGAATGGGTGGATATTGCTAAAAAAGCATTCTTGGATAACTCCCCCACGAGATCCACCGCTGCTGATAAGGAAGCAAGCGCGGCAGGAAGAAGACTTGTAGTTAAAGGAGTTCAGTATCCTACAGCGGAAGCAGCCGAAGACGCGCAAAGAGCCAGCGCTCTTAGTTTTACAGGTGTCACAAATATATATGACAGAGCAATGATGCAGCTAGATGAAGCTCAACGTATGAAAGGAAAGTTAATAGACACCAACGCGATAGAGATACTTCGTGACGAAGCTAAGAAAAACCCAGATTCAGCATTAGCTAAAAGGCTTAAAAAGGCTGGTATTAAACTCGATTCAGATGTTTTTGACTTTACTGAAATAGTAGACGTCAACTAGAAATACGGTGATTCATGACAAGATATAGATATGAAGGGCAGATATATGATTTCGAGCCCGGTCTTACTAACGATGAAGTTAAAGAAAGAATCGCCAATCTTCCGCAGCAGTCTACTGCACCAGTAACTTCAGCTAGGTACGCTTCTGGTATAGAAGAAGACGAGGGTTTTTTTCAAGAAGTCGGGGAAGGGGTAGTCTCCGGCTTGTCCCGCATCCCGCAAGGGATCTTAGAGCTTGGCACTATAGCTTTTGATGCTGCCGCCGACACCAACTACACGGAAGAAGTCACTAAGTTTTTTGATGAAACAAGAGAAGATTTAGGTATTGATCCTACTGGTTTGGCCGGAGGAATATCAGAAGGGCTTGCTCAGTTTCTTGTCCCGGGTCTTGGGGCTGCAAGTGCTGTCTCAAGGGTGTCATCAATAGGAAAAATGGCTCGTGGACTTCGCTCTGCTAAAACTGGGCGAAAAGCATCATCCGCTCGTCTAGCTGCTGCGGAGCGTAAGTATGGTAGTACAAGTCTTAGCACTAGCCAAAAAGTGAACTTGACACTGCAGGAAGCAGGCGCTGCAACTGCTGCTGATTTTCTCGTATCTACAGACGGAACACAGTCTATAGGTGACTTTTTTGAACTTGGCGTTACTCAGACAAATGAGAAAAAACTTGGGGAGTCAGGAAGAGAAGCCGCTCTTCGTAAATTAATTAACAAAACAAAAGTAGGCGCAGAGTCAGGTCTTTTGACTGTGGGTTTCCCAATTGCTCTTGGGGCCACTGTAAAAACCGGGTCAGCCGTTGGCGCATTTAGGCCCATAGAAGCCATAAACGAAACAACTGGGTTGTCTCTTCCCGGGGCAAGTTTTGCATTAGCGCAAACTATTACCGGCCCTGCAAAAGCAGGAATTGATTTAATAAAAGGTGCAATTATTCGCGGTGAAGAAAGAATGCTGGACCCTCTTCAAGAGGTTGGTGCGTTCGCAGGTATGTTAAACAGAACTTTAGGTACTTTACGGTATCGCGGTTTCTTAGATGCAGAAGTCGCCGATCAGCAGTCTTTGGTTGGTGCAAAGGTTGAGGGGGAAGTAAAAAGAGCGGACGGTCTTCTTAAAAACATAGAAAAAAACATTGATGAATATCTTAAGCGCCCAGAGGTTCTTGAGCAAAGCAGCATCACAAAACAAAAAATGCTTAATAATTTTATGGATGTTCTTGAGACAGGGAATCGACCTGACGACCTGCCAGAAGAATTGTTTAAAGAATATATGAAAGCCAGAAAAGTTATTGATGGCCTGTCCGAAAGATTGCTAGCTACAGGTGCCGTGGCTCGTTTGCCTGAAGAATCAACCAGCAGGTTTATGGGCCGTGCAGAATTTATCCAGACTGTTAGAAACAACATTCAAACCGGGGGTTATCTGCGTCGCCGTTACCGTGCATTTGAAGATCCCGAAAACTATTCAATACCTAGAGGTCTTGCAGACGAGCGGGAAATATTTAATATGCTCCGCACCGGAGGTGCGGAAGGCGGTGAAGGCGACCGTATATTTAAAGACATCATAGAACGTCTTAATATTACAAACTTTCGCGTTAGCGAAGAACAAACGCTTGACACATTGACGGACAGGCAGCTTCGCGGTTACGTTGACGCTATCCTTAATGATGCAAGAAACACAGGACGTGGAAGAATTATGGGGATGAGTTTTCGCTCGTCTATGCGAAAATTAAATCCGCAACTTTTGAACAGGCGAAAAGTAGATTTGTCTACAACGAGACGAATCCTTGGCGAAATTAGAGACCCGTTTGAAGCATATGTTGCTACGGTTTCTGATCTGTCAACATTTATAGCTACGGATGATTTTTTTACAACATTCCGCAGATTTGTAGATGACGACATAAAAAACGCTAAAAACCGTGAAGGTAGATATAGCGAACTTCGTGCATCTAGAGCAGAAATACAAAGTTTAATAAACGCTAGAAGAGAAAATCCGGCTGCTCAGTTAGGCCCGGCTCAAAGCAGATACATAGATACAGAAGAGTATATCAAAAACATTGAGCAACAAGTAGTTGCAAATGGTGGTGAGTTTACCGACGCATCAAAACAAAAAATCTTAGAAGATCTCAGAGATCAGGGATACTACATCCTTGGCAAAACAGGACTTGATGGCAACATATATGACAAAGGGATTAGTGAAAGTGCCTTTGGAGCTATGCACGGGATAGCTATTCCTGAGCCTATGTGGCGGTCAATGTCAAACAACATCTTAAATGACGACAACGATTTCACAAAATACTTCTTGCGTCCGGTTTATGGTAGTTTTTTAAAACTCAAGGGCATGACCCAGTATGCAAAGACTATTCTTTCTCCCGTCACACAAGTTCGTAACGTAACATCCGCAGCTTTGTTTGCTGCTGCTCAAGGCAACTTTGGGAACGGCGCCAATCTTGGGGAGTCCTTGTCTCTTGTCTTGGGCGATCTTTTTAATATGACCAATGAAAAAGCTCTTGAGTATATGGTTGAACTGCAGCAGCGCGGCGTTATCGGAAGCAGCGCACAGCTTCGAGAAATTCAAGATACTCTTCGTAAAGGTCTTAATCCACGAACCACTTCCGGAGCGCATATTCTAGATGAAGCTGCCGGGCGGCTTCCCTCTGACATAGCCGGGCCTCTTGAAGTCGCTCGCAAAAAAGGTTGGGTGCGCCAAATGCTGGGTAAAGCAGAAGATGCGTATCGTGGCGGTGATGATGTTTGGAAAATATATAACTACGAGTTTGAACACGCTAAAATTAAACAAGCTTATCTAGACGATGTGCAGAATGCCACAAAAGGTTTAACAGATCCGGATGTAATTAAAAATGCTAAAGAAGCGGTAGATTCTAGTTACTTAAAGTTTACTAATTCTTCTCCTAGTACATCGCTTGACACCGCATTAAAAGATCTTGCTGCCGACAGAGTTCGTAACCTCGTTCCCAATTATGAGCTTGTGCCAGACGCAATTAAAAATCTTCGTAGACTTCCAGTGGGTAACTTTATTGCTTTCCCTGCTGAGATTATACGCACAGGATTTAATACGCTTGACACAGCAATGCGTGAGTTGTCCAGTGACAGTGAAGCTATACGCCAGATAGGTATGCGGCGGTTGATGGGGGCTACAACAACCTTTGCGATTGTCCCAACAGCCCTTCAGGGCATGGCTATGAAGCTGACAGAAACAAGTCAAGAAGAAATTGACGCGGCGAATCGTGTTGCAGCGCCATTTCAACGCAACTCTATATTTATTCCTGTGGGCAGGAATGAAAAAGGTAACCTTGAAGTTATTGATTTCAGCCACACCAACCCATACGACATGTTAATCAAACCACTCTACGCGGTAATGAACAGCCTTGACCGAGATGGCCGACTGTCCAACGACGGAGTGGAAGCAGGGACTCGTGCTGCATGGGAAGCTTTTTCTGAATTTGCGGCACCTTTCTTTGAGCAGTCTATTGCCGCTGCTGTTATACAAGATGTTATGCCTAAGTGGGCAATGGGCAATGGTGGTGAAACAAAAACCGGCGCTATTGTGTACAAAGATGTTGAGTCACTAGGGAAAAAACTAGAGCGTAGTTTTTTCCATGTGGTAAATGGCCTAAGCCCCGGCATAAGTCCTTTCCGTATACCAACAGGAGCAGACTTGTCGGAGGTCGAAGCAGGGCGTTTTATTCGCGGAACTTTAGGTAATGAGCTTGGTCTTTCCACTAAAGAACCATCCACAGGAAGAGAATATGGAAAAGCGGGTGAGATTATTCGTGCGCTGTCTGGGTTAAACACACAGGAGTTTGACCCAGAACGTATTCTTAGATTTAAGGCAAATGAATTTAAATCGAATCGTTCTGAAGCAGCGACATTGTTTAATGATGTGGTTAACAGGGAAGTTTCTTCCCGCGAAGATTATATTAAGGGGTATGTTGAGGCTAACGAAGCAAGGCTTCGTGCTTTCCGTGAAATGTCATCTTATGTAGATGATCTCGGAACTTTGGGTCTAACGAGAGCTAAAATAAGAAGACAACTTAAAAAAGAAAAGTTAGGCAACGCTGAAATAAACAGCATTATGCGTGGGCGTTACGATCCTTTCACGCCATCCAAAGATAAGATGGAAGAAGCTAGACGTAAACGTCATGACATTCCGCGCAGCGAATTAAGAACTTTAGAAAGACAAATGCGCCGCTTAGACATAAGCCCGGATTTTTCTGAGCCGACTCCGGAAAGACTTGATTTTAGCTCGACTCCAACTGCGCCTAGTTCTAATATACTGTCCCCTGAGGATATGTTTTTATTTTCATCGCAGCCTGAACCACAAGCTGCTGAACCACAAGCTCCGGTCCCCGGTCCAACAACCAAGGTTCCCGGGCAGGCGGTCGGTACACCTGTGGGCTTTACTTATAAAGGTCAGCAAATACCTGCAGAACTTCTCGGTGGAAATCCAGAAGACATAATGAAGAATGTAGAAATATATCGAAGGAGCCAGCAGTGAACAAAGATCAATTACGAGAAGAACTGGCAGAAGACGAAGGCTGCAAGTTTGAGATTTATTTAGATCATTTAGGTCTACCAACTTTCGGAATCGGAGCACTTGTCAAAGAGAACGACCCAGAGTACGGCCTGCCTGTTGGCACACCTGTATCAGAGGATCGTGTCCGTAAACGGTTCAACCTAGACATAGCTGTGACAATTGAAGACTGCGGTAGGTTGTATTCAGACTTCGACGAGCTACCCGAAGAAGCCCAGTTGGTCATTGCCAACATGTGCTTTAACCTCGGCTACCCGCGTCTGTCTAAGTTCAAGGGCATGAAAGCCGGGATCGACGACCGGGATTGGCACCGCGCAGCCGACGAAATGGTCGATTCAAGGTGGCATGATCAGGTTCCAAACCGGGCAAAGCGTTTAGTCAAGCGAATACGCGACCTCGCAAAGGACTAACCTTGTAAATTATACGCTTAGTCTACAAGGTACAAACAACTGAAATCATTAGATAAAAACATCGATTCTCGTGGACCTCAGTATCGATGGACGTATCATTATACCTCGAGGTCGATGAGAATTGACGTTTTTGTCTTCTCCCCCGTCATTTCTAGACATATCGCATTCGATACTATAACTTCTCCTGCAGTTCGTGGGTCTGTTAGAATATCTATTGTCATTTCGGCAAGCCTATCATTACATTGACCCAATGTTTCATACGGGCCTCGGCTATCAAAAGCAGTCAAACACTGCTGTTGATTAGCTACGAAGCATAATAATAGCATCGCCTTAAACATCTAACCTACCTCACCCCAGTTATCCCCAAGTTCAGCATCGACTTCAAAGGGAACTTTGAGATCAGGGACACAGTTTGACATTATGTCAACAATCCTGTCTGCTTGTTCTTTGTTTTCGATATTGAAACAAAGTTCATCGTGAACTGTTAGTGTTGGACATAGGCCCTCACTGTAGCAATCCACCATTGCTTTCTTTGTCTGGTCGGCACTTGACCCTTGAATTAATCTATTTAACGCTTTGTATGTAAACGCTCTGCGAATACGTCCTTTGCCGCCATACTCTTTCATTGCCTGCTCTTGTGGCAATGGTTTGTTATAAGTGTAAGACACCGGCTCCCACATGTCAAAACGGCACTTTCTTCCGAGCCATGTACGAATCACACCACGATCTGAAGCATACCTAGATGTCATGTCTGCAAGACCTTTAACAAAGGGAACCCTTTGGTAATATTTATTCAGCAGCGAGGTAGCTTCTTCTTCTGTAATGTCCAGCACGTTTGCTAGCTTCTTCTTCCCCATCCCATACATAATGCCAAGGTTAACAGTCTTGGCTTCCTTGCGTGGGATCTCTGCCATGTCAGCCACCATTTGGTGAAAATCAGCGTTACCCTCATGGTACATTTTTACAACCTCATCGATCTGTGGATGACGATCCACGCCTGTCAAGGTGGCACAGTAGTGCGCTAGCCAACGAGGTTCTTGTGAGGCATAATCAAACGATCCCCACTTACAGCCTTCTTCAGGGACAAAAAGACCGCGAATCATTTTCTTAATCTCAGGATCCCTCGCAGGTATTTGCTGTAAGTTTGGGTTGCTCGAAGAAAATCTTCCGGTTACAGTACCTCCATCATCAGAACGAAGGGCATTGAAGTCACAATGGATTCTACCGTTATGCGAGTGTTCAAGAATTGTTTCAACAAAAGTAGTGTTTGCTTTATTAAGTTCACGAATTTTCACAATCTTCTTTGCAAGGGGGTGCTCGTGATTCGCAAGAAACTGTTTGGTAAAAGACGGCGCCCCCGTTTTTTCTGTTGCCGTATACTTGACCCCCACAGAGTCGAAGGCTTTTGCAATAGATGTCGCAACCCACGGCTCGATGGCGATGCCGGTCTCTTCCTTCACTTCTTTAAGTAGAGCGCGTTCACGGGCGGTGAGCTCTTTTTTAGTTTGCTCCGCTCGATCCATGTCTACCCTGACACCTTTGGTTTTCATGTCCAACAGAACGGGAATTAGACTTGTTTCCAGTTCAAAGATTGATGTGCATTCATCTTTTACCAAGTCTGTCCGCAGACGTTCCCACAACCTCAGAGTCACGGCGGCATCCTGCTCCGCATAAGGCCCGACATATCTGGAAGGCAGACGAAACATCTCACTTTTGGCGTTGACACCAAACTCTTCTGCAGCGGAGCGAAGAATCTTTTCATCCTTGCGCTCCGACAAATAGTCGCGAGCTAGGGAATCAAGGTTATACCAGCGGCGGTTCTCATTAAGCAGCGGCGCTGCAACCATCGTATCAATGATCTTGCCCTGCACTTCGATTCCCTCTGCGCGGAGCCAACCCAAATCATACAGCGCATTGTGCATGATCTTTTCAATGTGCGGGGTAGCCATCATTTTCTTCATCCACGCCATCACAGATGAGCGCGGAAGATTCCCAGCGTCATGTTTGACAGGCAAGTACCAAGAACTATCCCCTGCTGCTACCGCGATACCAATAATGTACCCGTCTTTCCGAGTCCAGCCCGGTCCAAGAGTTGTGAGGTGTGGGTCTCTGGTCTCAAGGTCAATAGATATTCTTTCGTATTGAGTAAGATCAGGAAGTGATGATGGCGGTGACCAATCACTATCTGTCTTGCCCCAAGCCACATCTTTTATGTCTTGAGCAAGAAGGTGGTACTGATATGCATCACTCATAATAAGCCTCTATATCTTCTAGCGAATGTCTAAAGATGAACACAGGAGTTCTGTCTCCTACATGCGCTCCAGCTACGTTATAGTTAAAGTAGTCAATCGCTTCGTGCTCTTCCATGCCCTGCGCCATTAAGATGTCTAAGCACTTTTCAGCATCATAAGCAATAACCTGCTCTGACCCACATCTTTCCGCGATGCCTATGACTGCCTCGTCAAAACCATCAGCCTTGTAAAAAAATTTATTAGCTTCTCTAATTAACGTCATTGGTTAACTCCCCTCCACAAGCAAGATATCCGCACCCGTCTACCCAGTTGTCGATGTGGTTCGGGTTTGATGCTACCCGCGCAATCTTTAACAAAGTCATCTTGACAGCGCAGTCCATTCCTGTAGGCAGGTCATCAGGTTTAATACTGTCCCACCAATACCAAACGGTCTCGATGTTTCTGAAGTTGTCTTCCATGTTACCGTGCTGCGACGCACGATCCTGAGTCACATACCCTTTAGCGGTGTCTAAAACTTCTGCTCTTTTCATATCGCAAATCCATAATTTCCAGTTGATTCGATTAGGTGAAGGTGTTTTTTAGTGCGCGTGGCACCGACGTAGAAAACCCTGACCTCACTATCTTGATCAAGGCTTTCCATGCATGCTTTTGTGGAATCTAGGAAGAGGGCGACGTTATCCGCCTCTCCACCTTTTGCTTTGTGAATCGTCGAAATCCGGATCCTCGGACTGCCAGATAGTAATCGCTCCCCCCGCCGACGTACCGACGTAATGTAGCCTATCTCCTTGTCCGATACTTTCAAGACATTCATCCACGGCGTCTTGGCATTCACGCTTAAACTGCACCGTTCGATAATGTCGTCCAGAGTGTAGAAAAGATCTGGATCTAAAGATTCTAGGTTTCTTCGACCAGACTTCGTAATAACATTTCCGTTGAGTATCTTCGAGAAATTCTTCAGTTCTGCTGCTGATAAGGACAAGCCTTTGCATAATTTTAACCACACCTCAATGCCATTTAGAACATTTTGAGATAGGGACCAACCAGCCCCTTCTCTCCAGAAGAGATAACCATCTTCTTTCAGGCGGGTGGAGATCTTATTCGCAATATAATTTGTCCGTGCTAGGATTAACCATTCACCATTCTCCAGATCAAGCTCCATTATATCGCGATGCCAAGAAAGATTCCCTTGTCTTTCTGTGGGTTGCCAAACTTTATTTTGTCTGATCGCAACACGCTTGACCAACTGATCTGAAAAATTGTGCACGGACAACGGTACACGGTAGGATTTATCAAGGACAATCTTATGATCACTGGCATTCAAGAAGTCCGATACACGGACCCCCATCCATGAGTATATGCACTGGTCATCGTCACCAGCATAGTAAACCTTCTTGGCATTCGGGACGAGAACTTCCTTTACCATACGCCACTGAAGAGGAGCCAGATCTTGCGCTTCGTCTATGATCAACAGATCAAAACGCGGGCTAGTCCCCTGCTCGATGAAGTCCTCGATCATGTCAACAAAGTCACGCTTTTTAAGTTCTTCCTTGAACTCGCGATAGGCTTTGTCCAGAACTCGTAGCTGTTGAAAATGAAGGCTATAGTCAGCAGAGTCGCTGAACTGCTGCTCAAGACTTACTTCACGAACCCGCGCCATCTGTATCATCGACATGTACTTGTCGCCGCCAGAACCCGGCGTAAAAAGAATACCCTCTGACATATTGTTAGATGCGTTCGCACGAAAATCCAAACCGACAAGAGTGCCGAGGTCATGAAAGTCCCTGCCCTTAAACACATCTTGTGACCTCATACCCAGCCAGCTAAACGCCAGTGAATGCAGAGTACGAAACCACATCAGGTCTTTAGGGCCTAATGACAGTTCAGCAAGAGCTCTGGTCTTGGCTTCTTCTGCAGCCTTCTTACTAAAAGACATGAAGGCCACGCGGCTAGGATCCATTCCACCAGCTATCGCTTCTTTGACAATGCTAATAAGCCTTGTTGTTTTGCCTGTCCCCGGGGGACCAAAGATTGTGGTTTCCATTAGAACGGCACCTCCGACTTCTCAACTACAATGTCGGGTGTGGCAACCTCTGACGCAAACTCAGGCACCCACCATACACGAACTGACTTCCACTTGCCGCTCGATGTCTTGAAACGCTTAACACCATGTGCGTCTGTGCCGTCATTCATTTCCTTAATTCGTTCTTGAATCTGCGCCCTTGTGTAACTATCAAACTTCTTTTGACGCAGGTATTCCATCAGTGAGTCAAGTCTAAAATATGTGGCCTGTTCTTCTGCGTCCGTAAATGGCTTACCAACCATGATCTCTTCGACAGTCTGTGCCTGTACGCGACCAGTGCAGTATGACTCCAACAAATTAAAGAACTGCCCCTTGTATGTAAGTTCTTCTGGCACCTCAATCTGATTGCAATGCTCCATGAGGTTGTTGATTAGAATCTGCCAGTCCGCATCCTTTGCCCGCTCCGGCATAAAGTTTAACTGCTCCATGCATGACCTTTGAAACAGGCGCGGGTTTTGAAGCTCGTCTGTATCAAGCTCCAGTCGGCGCCCATCGATATCAAGGAACCACAACCGTGGCTCAGACAGCACCACTGACAACCCACTGATCGTGGGCAATGTGCCACCGCCACCGATGCCATGCTTCAACGTGCGGCATACGTTCTTGTTGCAATAAGAAGCCATTGGCTCTTCGCTGCACAAATAGCCCCACTCTTTCTTATCCACTTGATTCTGAATTGTCACGATCTCTGATGCAGGCAAGGGGGGCTTGAAATCCTTGGCGTTGTGCTGCTCAAGCAGTGACTTCCAGTTAACCTCATCATACTTCTTTAAGAAGATACCGAGTTGAAATGCAAACTTGTTGCGCTCACCTTCGCCTACGCCAATCATAAGCTTGGCCCGAACACAAGGTATGTAATCTGGGTATAAGTTTACTTCTCCGCCGATGGGCAGCTTCATGAATTCGTTTGGATCGACACTGATCTCATCGATCATGTCTAAAAATTGTTCTAGTGTCGCCCCGTCCCCGTCCGGAAAAACCGCCGGGCGGAGCGTCTGTTCCGCATGAAAGTACGGAAGGTTAATAAAGTTGCCAACATCACCACGCTCGACCAAAACCTGTTCCTGCTTCGGAAAGATTTCGCATTTGCCATGCCCAAGCATAGCAGCAATTTCTGCAGCCTTGTCCCTGAATTGTCCTGCACTGAACCACTCCTTAAAGAAAAAGAATATATGGGCTCCGCCTGATTTAGAACGGCACACGATACACGGTACATTGTTTTCTGATAGCTGCTTGATAAGGGCAGCGTGGTCTAATGGATACACATCGATATCAAGCGCACCAAACTTGCACTTGTTTTCTTCGTTAATAGGTATCGACCCGACGCCAGTCTTGCCGTCAAGGTGTTCTTGCACAAGCTCAACAGTCAACGGTTTACGAACAACGTATGACTTGGCTTTAGTTTTTCCGGCTCTTCGTTCTTCTGATATATCTGTACGTCCATGTGCAGCGCCGAAACCAGCAAACGCCGCCATGAACCTTTCCGCAAGGGTCATAGCTTTCTCCAATAAAGGAATGGGGGAATGGTAACCTTCCGAGTTGCTACCATCCCCCCAACTGGTTAAAACGGTACGTCAGCAGACTTAGTTGCTTCGGACATCTCATCAGATGTACCAGCAGCCGTTTTAATCTCTCCTTTACTAAAGCTCTCAGCCATCTTCTTGGCTTCAAGCATAGCCTGACCCATCTTGGAAACGTCAGCCTCACGGCTTACACGGAAATTATACCATGTGCCCTGATCATTGCTTTCCGAAACGGTGGTGATCCGCCACGCAGTACCGTAGATGGGCAGGACAAAAGGTCCATTCTTGCCCACAGCACGGCACGAGGTGCGCTGCGAATTCCATTTCTTAGAGACCTTCAACTGGGTTTTCTTCATGTCCAGTACGGCAGGATCATAGTCGCCAGTCTCTTCGTTATAAACCATCACCAGATGCTGATGACAGCGGACAAGCTCGTTACCGGACGGCAGAACTTCCGCCGCGCCTTCACGGTTTGTGTTGTTAAGGTCTGGGTCGTTGGGGCTTATTTCCCGTACCAGACCGCCGCCAGCACTACGCGGGGTGAACTCAAGGTATTTCATTTCAAAGGCCACTGGAATTACCACGACGCCTTTGTCTTCTGAGTAGATCTCACCCGTCACCGTATTAAAGATGTCACCCTGTGACGCACCCTTGATATACTCAGGCTTCTCTTTGTTCAGTTGAGGTGATAGCGCTTGCAGGATCCGTACAAACGGAATCTGCATTTGTTCCTGACCAATCTTCTCGAAACCCGCACCAGCGTTTTCCTCAAAGATATCCATCAAGCCTTCCGGCGCCAAACTTGTATTCATTTTTTCTGCTACTGCTGTGTTAGCCATGTCGCTTATCCCTTCTTGATAACAGCGCGGTTACCGACATACACACCGAATGTGTCGTAGTCGATATCTTGTTGAGACTCAATACGATTCTTTACCCATGACCGTAAAGTCATAGGATGAATGTGGGTTTTCTGATTTGGCTCAAGACCCTGACCTCGCAGATCATCTAGTATTGCACCAGCCATATTGTCTTGGCCCATACCAAACGTAACCACAACATCATTCTTGATAATGTCTGCTTCACCAATTGAACGCAGGAAATTAAATGCTTCTTCCTTACGATCATCTGGGATACGCGCAGACACATACTTCTCAACAGAGATTTTATTGCCATCTACTGTTAAGCTTTGTACGCCAAGCTCTTCCATCAACGACGGAATATCTTCCTCGTCAATAGTTCGCTTCTTGGCTTTCAGGTCTTTAAGAAAACTTTCCGTCTTGTTAATCTCATCGTCTACAGCTTGTGACTGTCGGATCAAACGGGATAGGCGGGTTGTACTTTCTTCACTAACTTGGTCAAATGCCTTGGCGTTAGCGGCCTCTTCTTCAAATAACGAAAACACATCGTTCATCGTTCACACTCCTTGTTTAAAGTTTATCCCCTTCGGGATTGGTCTTTCGGTTTTAATCTGCCGAAACAGCGATGTCAACTTCTTTTTTATCTACTTGTTTTGTAACGTAATTTGTAACCATGTAGGCCATCTGCCCACCAATTGTCCTGCCATTGGCATAGGCAATTTTCTTCAACATATCATGCACCTGATTCGGCACAGCCACTGATTTGTATTTAGCGTTGTCCACTATTTACTCCTTGTTAATGTATAGCCTTCGTGTAAGATTACACAAATAGCTGGGATTTAAAAGGATTTTTTTATGAAAAAACCCAACTTTCGAAATGTAGAAGGCAAGCGCTGCGAAATCATTGCAGTTGATTGGCTTCTGTCACAAGGGTGTTACACCTACACCCAGACCATGGAACAAGGTCCTATTGATATTGTTGCACTGTCCCCAAAAGGTGAGTGGCTTTACTTCGATGTTAAAAAAGCAAGCCGGCGAGAAGACGGCAGCATCATCAGCCGCACTCTTGGCTCCAAGCAAAAGAAACTTGGTGTCCGGTTGCTGTATGTTGATATCGAAACCAAAGAATGTCACCTTTACCCCCATCAATTTAATATTAAAAAATCGTCAGAACAAAACGCCGGCAACCGCAGATTCAACGGTGTTAAACCTGAAGCCATTTCTTCACTTCTTCACCAAGAGTCGCCCCCGCAAGATTGATCTTGCCTTGAAGGGACTTGGCTATGTTTATATCCACTGTTCCCGGGACAACCAGATCAACATACAAAACACTTTTGTTCTGCCCAATACGGTGGCAACGATCTTCCGACTGCATTCTGGTCTCTAGATTATAATCGTTGGCATAATAGATTACGTTGTTGGCTGCGGTCAGGGTCAAGCCATAGCCCGCTGTCTGTGGGTTGCCGACGAAGAATCGTGCATCACCTTTTTGGAATAACGTTATAGCGTTTTGACGTTGTTCATCTGTCGTGTCCCCAAAATAACTTACCACGCTCCCCGATCCATGGACTTTTGACAAGGCAGCTACAATAGCTTTGATGTCATACCTGAATCTAGACCAGATGATTACCTTTCCAGTCATCTCTTCGACAGTGTCAAGCATGGCCTGCAACCTGTTGCTTTTAACTTCTACCAGTTCGCCGTCGTCTGTCTTCAAGTGACCACACAAAACCTGTTGCATACGAAGCAGCTTTGTCATTACCTCTGATGCCGTGACCAGTTCGCCGTCTTCGAGCAGGGCAATTGCTGCGCTCTTGAGACTGTTGTAGTGCCGGCACTGTTCATCAGTCAGCGCCACTTCTCTTGTCGTGTATATCTTTGGCGGTAGGTCAAGAGCATCTTCCTTGGTCACACGGTATGAGAAACCTGCCAGCTTGTCAGTCAACTCCGAAAGATTGCGGTAGCCTATGACCTGCTGGAAGCTATGCGACCCCATGCGCTGCGTCCGCACCATCGCGTACCGGTTTTGAAACGACCAATAAGATTGAAACCCTAGAAGAGCCGGATCAAGGAATGCACATTGTGCGTATAAATCCAACGGTGATTTCGTAACAGGGGATCCTGTTAGGATCCTTCGGTAGGCCGCATTCTTACCAATTTTAAGTAACGCCGCAGTTCTTTTGGCCTTCGGATTCTTGATTGTTGTGGACTCGTCAATTGCAAGAAGGAACGTGCTATCTTGTGTGAAAAGATCCAAGTATTTTTGCACTTTAGGTGTTGCGAAACCCTCCACATTAACCAGTAGGATGCGGAGGACTGAACGCTCCTGCACGGCACCTGATAGTCGCTTGGCAACGGTCTTGTTTGGGTTCGGATTCCATACATATACCTCATGGTCAATCGCTTCTGGGAAATGAATGGGAATTTCGGAGCTTTCCCAATTCCGGTATACCCCTTTAGGTGCCACGACGATTGCCGTGTCAATTTTTTCATTCTCATGTAGCCATACGATATTGTCGAGTAGTACCTTCGATTTACCACAGCCCATCTCCATGAAGTAAGCATAATTCTTTTTGTCATGACTTCTCAGCAAAGCCTCATGCTGATGTGCATAGGGCTCCGTTTTATAATTAAACATGTGTATCTTAAAGCCAACTCAAAGCAGATGATGCAGAACTAGACATATAATACATCGGCCTGTATTGGGCTTCCCTCTCGTTAGCAGCGACTGGGTCATCTTCAAACCTAGCGCCGTTCATCAGTTCTTCGGTTTCATCAGATAGTAGGAAGGGGCCGTGGAATCCTGTTATCCGCACATTCCGCGCCAGCCTACTCCATTGCTCCAGCTTACTAAGCCGCTGAATCGTCTCCGCCGGTATCCCACTCAGGCTCGAAATAGAAGAGGGGTGGTGACTCATCTCCCACATTCTCTTCGCTACCAGCACCGCCAAGTGTGGATGGTTGGGGAAATTCGATGATGTTATTGTCAGATTGACCGTGTACTGTTTCTGTTTTGTCATCTTTACTACTCATCTTCAATGCTCCCTGTCATAATACCAAAACGAGCAGCCTCCATGTACCAGAGTATTTCAGCCGGGTCAGACACAGTTGTAATCATCTGAACCACGCCTTCATTGTTCTCGCCCATAATGATTATGTCTTTGAATGTTTCCCCAGCCACCTCGCATACCATAGGCACGGGATCTTTTGTCCGTGTCACACGATGCAGCGGGAAGGATAGTACGTTTTGTTCTTCGCTCATAAAGGAGCTCCCTGACAACAGTCTTCAACGATTGCATGGCACACGGTACACTGTTCATGCCCATGCACGAACATTGTTCGTAGCACGGCGTGGCAGCGGGGGCAATGTGTAGCACACATTTCTTGTTTGTCTGCAGCCTTCTTCATTTCTTCCCGCTTGTCAGGGATCACATCATGCCTGCGAATTTTCGCCCAGTTTGGGTCTCTGAGTTTCATACTCATCCCGCTTGTATCCTGTTCCACGCTCTGAAGACCATGTCGTTTTCGTTTTTACTTTTGTCCATGTGCTGCTGCACAAGGCTTTCGATAACAGACACAGCTTCCTTCCATTCCATGCGCGGCGGAACAGACGCTATGTCTATTTCATTTGGCATTAAATGCGTGTGCATTTCATTCTCCATCATGGTTGACTCTCCTCCATGGTATATTAGTTGGGATAAATTGTAAAATCTTATGACTCTAAGGCGTCAAATACATCTATGTCGCCGATAATGTACCCTGCCTGAGTCAGGCGGCGGTTAAATTGTAACTGCCTGTTGATGGCAATCTGCTTTGCTTCGGCCTTGTTGCCAGCCCTTACTTTTTTAAAGACTTTGCATTCAACCACCAAGCAAACTTCATACTGTTTTACTTTGTTATATTTAGTCTGAGTTCGTGTTAATAATTTTTCAGTCATTAGTCCCTCCGTAAGTTAAGAAGACATTCCATAAATTTCCCGTCATATCATTTAAAGCAGCACGGGTTGACCAGTTATACAGACCGCTGAAAAAAAGACCTAGGGGGCAATCTGTCTTGGCATCTATGGCGTTGAAGGACGCTGTCTTTGTCGCCCTCGTTAGGAGGATAGCCGCTCCCCTTCCAAACTATTTTAAATCTTCATGCTTCATCTTCAGGCCGCAAGTTATGCATTCCCAGTAATCCCCCTGATCAAAACTATGCGTAAAAGATGTCACACTCGTTTTACACTTGGGACATTTGCCTGCTGCAATCCGTTTAGCGAATGTGCCATCACCTTGAACGATGGTTTTACTTTGACTACACATACTTGCTCCAGTATTCGCCCCACGCTTCTCCAACCATGTCATGTATTTCATTCATGTCTAAGTGTGGTAGCTTTCTAAAATGTGGCTCCATGGTTCTTACAAACTCATCGAATGTCTCACATTCTCCGATGACTGACTCTGATATGTCAAGAAAATCTTCTTCTAATTGCATAGCCATGGCTTTGACTTTACCCATTTAATCCTCCCCTAGATTAAACTGCCGGCGTAGCTGCCACATGCTGTCATCCAGATTTTTCACATCAGACATCCACAAATCCTGACATTCATGCAGGCTTTGCATTGCAGTAGAGATTGCATCATAGGCTTCCCTCACCGCCTCGCGCTGCTCTTTTGACAACTGGTCAAGTCTACCTTGCCGCTCACCACGCTCTTGCTCCCGCTGCTCGTCCCAATAGGCGGACTTCTCGTCCAAAGTCCATTCATTAAATTCTTCTGGTAAATCACTCATTAGTTTATTTCCTCTTCTATTATAGGTGTCCATCGTATGTCTCCACTCTCAATCATTCTGAGAGCCTCTTCATTGACAAGGTCTTCGAGATCTTCGACCGAAATATTGTGCGGTGCTTTTACCTCGATGAACCTTGCAATGTCGAACACATACCTTTTTTCACGAACCACGATCCACGATACCTTTGCTTGTTCCACCGTTATATGCACGGTTCGTCTTTGAATACATCTCCTGATGTATTTTTCTTTTAATCTTCTCGCGAACAAAAGCCATCTTCTTGGTTTCAACATCCTTGCGAACCTGACGCCTTTTCTCCTTGCTCATTTCTACTTCCGGAACCTTTAACAATTCCTTGACCTGATCATCACTAAGCATCCTTGCCTCGCATGATTATCTCCATGACCTCAGATACTGTGCCTTCGACCCACCAACCACCGTTGTTGTGGTGACCATCATGAATCCGTGTGATCTCACGCTCGATGTTCCCGACCCTACGCACCTGACTGTACACCGTGAATGATGTGCCAGTGAAAAACATCTGGCCTTCCGGCTTAAACGAATGTGTGCATAGTCTGGTTAACACAAATGATTTACTCATCCCACTATCTCCCGTAATTTTCCGTCTTCCGTAAGCTCGTGAGTGCAAGTGCTTTTGATCTTTTCCCACTCGTCATCTTCTAGGCGCAACTTAACCGCCTCCCATTGATCTACTATGGACTGCCAAAGATCTGGTTTTTCGTCACGCAGTTCAGCCCGCGTGTAAAACAGTTCAAGGTAATCTTCCCTGACGTTGTGCAACTTCATTCGCTCTTCTCTGGTCAACATGACTTATCCTCCAAATCTGTTTTTTAGCCTACTATACCCTCGCGCCTGACCTTTACTAATCATCTCACCTTCTCGCTTCCTTTGAAGGTCTTTCCTAGCCTTTCCGGATTGCAGAAAATGTCTGTTGTGATCTTGTATTGATTTTCTGGTGACTGTTCCACCTAGCAAATTCTTGCCCCCGCGACTTCTTATAAACGCCTCGTTTTTTAGCTCTTGTCTAAGCTCGTCCATAGCTTCTTCTTTGGTCAAGCCATACTCCACCGTCAAAACCCCTAGCTCTTTTACCAGTTTGTCAGCACCACCGTATGCTTTTGCCATTTCTGACACTGACAACGATGGCGGCGGCGGATCAGTTTTTAACCTTAATGCTTTTGGGTCTACCGGAATGTCACGGTACAACTCTGCCGGAACCAACCAGCATTGACCTCTGGGGGCTTTGCAATTCTGCCCAGTGCGCCAGAATGCCTTACCAGCCCAACCCTCGTGAATGTGATCCACCACCAACCGCTTTTGCTTTGTAATTGCAATGATCGGTTTTACGTCTGGACGCATCATGCGATACCCTGATGCCGTGTGAAGAACAACAACAAGATCACCAACTTCGGGTGGGTATTCATCAAAAAAGGCTTTGGTCTTTTCCTTATCTTCCCATTTGTCGCGCCACTTATATTCGTATTTGTCGCCATACCGCCAAGTTGCTTTTTGATCTTCACCTTCGCTCATCAACTCAAGGCCAGCAATTTTATGCAACTTTAATGCTTTCGGTTTCATCCCCAATCCTTTCGATCTTCTTCCTCATTATAGCCCTTAGTATAGGCAACAATCTCATCCGGTGTCATGTCTTGCAGCATGATCCGCTGACCCTTGCCTGTCCCCTCCGGATACCAGTGGGGATTGAAAGAGCGACCATAGTACCTGTCCGCCGATCCACGATCCATTGGACTGCCGTGCCTTCTTCCCATCCATACATTATTCATCATCGCCCACCTCCATTGCCCATAAAACTTCTGCATCAGTGCCACCAGTCAGTGCCACCACTTCGACCATTGCTTTGATCTCTGCCTCATCAAGGCCATCAGCTTGGACGACCACCTCACGTTCGGTTGTGACCCGAACATTCACACGATATGATCCACGATTAGTCATCTTCAGTCTCCTTCTTCTCTAAGAAAAAATCGTCAACCTCGCCTTCAACCTCGACATTTTGTCGCCATTGCAACCATGCACCGTGATCCACTGCTTCTTCGCCATCGTTGCACCAGATTTTTCTGGCTTTATCTTCGGCAGCGTCTTCGGTGTCAGCCTCGACACTGTAGCAATACCAAACAGTTTCGCGCACATATACTCTGTAGCTAGCCATTACTATCCTCCCACATTTCAGTAAAGACACGCTTGTCTTTCAGTTCATCATATGTGGCCTTGGTCACCTCGTAGTGACGACCAGCCCCATAAGCCATTTCATAATTCCAGTACATACCTTCCCGCAAACCAACAGAATCATGCTCATCCCGATCATACCAATCCTTGGCAATCTCTTCCATCAATTGATCGGCATCCCCAGCGGTTGCGAACAAGAAGCTTTCTTTTGGGTCAAACTCACCAAACTGCATTTGCAGTTCCCCAACATAATATTTCATTTCCCTCTTGTTAGAATAAACATCAATGCGCCTGAACACTTCTTCGATCACTGAAACCGTATCGTCAATGGCGTCATCATCAGGACAGTGGCCTTCAACGTGCTGAACCCAACCGCCATCGCGTAAACTTTCCATATCATCCAACAAACAAGCTTTTAGCTGTTCGTTGGTTAGGTCTTTTAAATAGTTCATCACATCATCTCCTTACCATCTAACCAAATCTGGCTAGTCTGTTGGTCATACCGCTCCGGACAACCGTCCGCAGCCAAATTAAAAAGTTCATGCGCCATCGTATCTGCGGCCTCGACCGACTCAGCGCGAATCTCGATCTGTTTCCAGACCACCGCATTTATTTCCACAAGATATGCTTTCATTCTGTTACCTCCTCGAGATAGTTCCACGCACTTTCATATGCATGATCCCAGTTTAAAACCTCACCGATCTCAACCCAGTAATCAGCTAGACTTCTTGCCTCGTGATCGAAGCAAGGTCTGTGATCCATTGGCAATTCGCCAGCAAAAAATAAAGGGTTCATTCTACTATCCACCCTTCCTCAATTAACTGCTGGGCAATGTCGTTAGCAAACCGATGGTCAATGACCAACGCATTACCCCAACGAATGTGAAAATCATCTGTGCCTTCACACGCCTGATCCAAATTGTCCTTGGCTGCACCATTCAATGGCTGGCACAAGA